AGAAAAGAATCAAAGCAAAACAATCAGAACTTCAACTTATAGTAAGAGAAGAAGTTCGTAGTGCATTAGCAGAGATGTTACCTAAATCAACAGGTGGTGTTATGAGAATAGATCAACCACAAGATTATCGACAAGAGGTTCCTAAAAAATAATTATTTCTTTTTTTTCTTCTCTCTTTTCGCATGATTCTTTGCAAAAGGAATCTCAAGTAAACCTTTCTTTACCCTATACTCATTAGTTCTTATTTCATCTTGAGTCAAACGGTAAGGAGTTTTACCAAGTGCTTTATTAACTTTACCTAATACCTGTTTGATTACAGGTTTAAAAACCTTTAGTAGTAAATCTGCTAGGGGTTTTGCTAATAGTGCCGATGCACCAGCCACTGCTGCGATGGATGCTGTTGTTGTTGCAACTGCTGCAGAGGGTAGATACGCCTCTACTATACCAATGTCCTCATATAATTCTACACATACCCATGTTCCTTGTGGTGTCTTTTGTAGTTCATGACCCACTACTTTTTCTTTTTCACTAGGCCCTACTGCACCAATACGTAGAGATGTAGGACCAGGACATTCTACTTCTTCATCTGTTTTGGGAATGCTTGGTGTCTCTGGTGTATTAAGATCTGGTTCAGGTGGTGGTGGAACTACAGGTGGTTTCTGTTCATAAGTCATTATCAATTGTTCTGGTTCATAATTCATTGCATCATAATGTGGATATGATCCGTCAGGGCAAAGTGTCATTGCATTGCCATCATCATTCTCAACTAGATCTTTATCGATTGGAATATTATTTTTATGAATCTTATTATCTTTATGTGCTTTTACACAACCAGGTATATCTACAATAGGATTACCGATATTAACTACTACAGGTGGAATTAAGTAATCAACACTGGGTTGTGTTGTCATCCAACGTGGAACATATACATTTGGAATATTATTTGTATAGGTATCAGCAACCTGAATATTTCTAGTACCTATTTGATGAACTCCAATTCTAGGTATACTCATTAGTCTTTAACATTTCCTATAGAGAATGTTCCTAATGATTCTGCAGTTCCATTTGCTTGAACTTCTTCTTTAGGTGGTTCTACTTCAATCTTATTAGTACCAAGACTATGCATATGAGGAGTTACCACACCAGCAGGTTGTACTAACATAACATCAGCACATACACTAAAGTATGGTGATTTTGGATGGAACATGATACCAGCTTTCTTAAGTTCACCACAGTTCTTAAGACGAGCCAATTCAAAGTCTAATCTTTTATTAGCAGTCAACTGTACCATTTGATTGATACTTGCCTGTGCTGCTTCCTTACATTGCTGTTGTAGTTTCTTATCTAATGGACGTGACCATGTAGCAGAGACACCTACTGATAAATTATAACTATCTGACTGATTAGTTCTTGTGGGCATATAATATAAAATATTTCCTGGATTGTCTATCTGTCCATCGTCATCTGCATCATGAACGTCGTACACTGGCTCATCATAGTATGCCTCATATGGTCGCTTAAAAGCCATGCCTCCTGTAACATAGGGAGTTACGTTCATGGTAGCCCCTTGGCACTGAATACCACCGCCATAAGTGTTAGTTATGTATGGACCCTGAAGAACCTGAATAGCTTGGTTCGTAACCGAGCCAGAACTATTCGCAATTGGATTGGCAGTCGCACTCACACCACCTACATCTGCTGCCATAACTGGAGAGCATGTTATGACACTTACAGTAGTTGCTGCTATTGCGTGAAGGTACTTGTGGTATCTGTTACTGAATTTATAGTTGTCGTTCTTTGTATGACGGTGTGATTTGAAAGGCCAGCTCCTTGATAACTTTCCGTAAATTGAAAGGCTGCCCCTGCATTTTTGATTGTATATTCTGGTCGATCTGTTAGATTCAATCCGTTCCATGTCGAAGTCACTCCATCTAATGTTACTTGTGTGCTAACAATGGAATCTGCACCTGTTGGAGTGAGAGTTCCATTCGCTTCTACGTTTGTCCCTGTTACAACATACTGCCAGCCAGTGTTATAGTCCATAGAATTTATGGTCTCCGTCACCGTGCTGGTAGTCTCCGTGTGGCTGGTCATCGAGCCCTGAGTAAAGTTTGGCACCACAGGTACTGCTCTTGCAGCACCTGCACCACTAACCAGTAGTAGTACTGTTAGTATACGTTTCATGGTCACTCAATTACTATTTCTGTAACGAATTGGCCAGTAGCTGTAGTACCCGCCCCTCCAGCAGTTAGAGTCGTGACTCCAGCTGAAGTAATCGTCCCAGCCAGAGAGCCCGCAACCCCACCAGACATCGTTAAGACATTACCGTATGCTGGCATGTCAGCCACGACACCACTACCAACGTCAACACCAGAACCGATAGCATTTACTACGTCTCCTTGAGTCCAACTTTCAGAAAAGCTGAATGCAGAACCAGCTGTATTGATATCATATGCACCAACGTCTAGAGATGCAGCTGCAGTAGCAGTACCAGCAGTTAGTTTCCCAAAGTGGTTATCAGTTGCTACTTTGATATTAGATCCCGATACTGTATAAGTTGAGCCTATGCGGCTAGCATCAGTGTAAGCTCCATTAACACTTAACTGCGTTGAAGAACTCATACGATGCGTGAGATCAGCACGAGCTGGTGCTACCACAGCACCTGTCATCAAAAGCATTATTATAGGTAAGAATCTTTTCATTTAGTGACACCAAACCTATATGTATATATACCGCAAAAATACTTAATATAATATTAAGGTATCAGGTAATACATGGGTACCAGTAGATGAAGTGGTCTAGTTACTTGACAAAACTTTACAATTGATATATAATAAATAAATTCGGTGAGCATATGCTCATCATTATCATCCCCCTAACCAAGACCACGGGGTTATAATGTCTTCATATCCACTAGTGAAGGGATTAGTGGAAATATCGTATCGCTTCTACCCTTTGAAGCCCTACTTACTTAAATTGTCCTCATGACAACTCTTCAAAAAAGGGAACAGAGCCTTCTAGCAGGTTGGCCTCAGTTCTGCGAGTGGGTTACAAGCACAGAGAACCGCATTTATGTTGGTTGGTTTGGTGTCTTGATGATCCCTTGTTTATTAGCAGCAACAACATGCTTTATCATAGCATTCATCGCTGCTCCTCCTGTCGATATCGACGGAATCCGTGAACCAGTTGCTGGTTCATTCTTATATGGAAACAACATCATCTCTGGTGCAGTTGTTCCATCATCCAATGCTATTGGACTTCACTTCTACCCTATATGGGAAGCAGCAACTCTAGACGAGTGGTTGTATAACGGTGGTCCTTATCAATTGGTTATCTTCCACTTCCTTATTGGAATCTCTGCCTACATGGGTAGACAGTGGGAGTTATCATACCGTTTAGGTATGCGTCCTTGGATCTGTGTAGCATATTCTGCACCTGTATCTGCTGCTTTCGCAGTATTCCTTGTGTATCCATTTGGTCAGGGTTCATTCTCTGATGGAATGCCACTAGGTATATCTGGAACGTTCAACTTCATGTTCGTCTTCCAAGCAGAACATAACATCCTTATGCACCCATTCCATATGGCTGGTGTAGCAGGTATGTTCGGTGGTGCTTTGTTCTCTGCAATGCACGGTTCACTTGTTACCTCTTCTCTAATCCGTGAGACAACTGGATTAGATTCACAGAACTATGGTTACAAGTTCGGACAAGAAGAAGAGACATACAACATTGTTGCTGCTCATGGATACTTCGGTAGACTTATCTTCCAGTATGCATCATTCAACAACTCTCGTTCACTTCACTTCTTCCTTGCTACATTCCCTGTAGTATGTGTATGGTTAACCTCAATGGGTATCTGTACAATGGCATTCAACTTGAACGGATTCAACTTCAACCAGTCGGTTGTTGATGCATCTGGTAAGGTTGTTCCTACTTGGGGTGACGTTCTTAACAGAGCAAACCTTGGTATGGAAGTTATGCATGAAAGAAATGCACACAACTTCCCTCTAGACCTTGCATCTGCAGAGTCTTCAGAAGTTGCTTTACTTTCTGCACCTTCAGTTGGTTAATAAATATCTCTAGTTCGAGATGGATCGGCACCTTGTCATTGACAGGGTGCTTTTTTATTGATATAATATGCCCAAGTGATTTTTTATTATGAGTGATGAATTAGTTCGCATTGCAAATGCACTAGAAAGGATTGCAGACTTCTATGAGAGGGGATTGCATGTTGATATAGATCATGCTCATATAGATGACATCGGTGAAATTCATGGTGATGTAGTTACACACCCCAAACAATTTTAACTATGCCTAAACAACAGAAACTTAAATTTTCTATTCGTCAAGATGGTACTGTATCTGAAGAAGTCTTCGGTGCTGTTGGTAATGAATGTGAAAACATAACTAGATCTATAGAAGAAAAACTTGGTAATGTTAATTACGTAGAAACCAAACCAGAATACTATCAAAACAATGTCACACTTCAGCACGATACAAACGAAGATCAAACACAAATCACAACTGATTGAAGCACTAGAGCTTCTTCAGTATGATGTTCAAGAGGATCAAGAATTAGTTAATCCCCTTAACCATCAACATGAGAAAGTAAAGGTAGATGTTTCTATAGGTAATGATATTGGATTCCGTTTGAATAATAATGGTGAGTATGAATTGGTAGCAGATATACAAACTTGGAAAGATCCAGTTCCACCAGCAAGATTTATTGATAAAGTTACACAACAGTATGCTAGAATGACGGTGCATAACACAGTCAAGGAAATGGGATTCCAAGTTGAAGAGGAATGGGAAATGGATGACAACTCTATTGAATTGACAGTTACTAGGTGGGTCTAATATATAATATGCATGAGTCGGTGCATGTATGGAACTTGACAAGCAGGTTACCACAGGACATTTACTTCTAGAGACTAGAGTATGTAGAGTCTGTGGTAAAGAAAAGAATCTTGTTGATGAGTATTATCTTTCTAGAAAAAATCCAGCACTTGCTTCATCATATTCTTATGAGTGTAAGCAGTGTACGGTAAAGAGGACGGTTGAATATAATAAAGTAAACTCTTCAAGTGTTAAGTCACAGTATCTTAAACGAAACTATGGACTAACGTTTGAAGAGTTTGAGTCTATGCTTTCTGATCAGAATAATTGTTGTGCTATTTGTGGTACTACTGAACCCAGTAAGACTCGTGGAAGGCACAAGAGATTTCATGTGGACAATGATTCTTCAGGGAAAGTGAGGGGTTTATTGTGTAAATCCTGTCACATAGCATTAGGAGAAGTTGATAGTAATATACATACCCTTAAATCTATGATAGAGTATCTAGAAAACCATGAGCAAGATTGATACGCAGGGGATGAGTGGGCCTGTTGATCCTAATTACAAAGGACCAGTAAGGATGCAACCACATAAACCTATGATAATTCATCCTCGTAGGTTATTCACTCCAGAATATGTAAAAGAGTTGAAGATATTATTTAATGAAGTGTTAGATGAACGAGCAGGTAGAATGGACTATACATCTTATTTTGATACAGAAGAGTTCAAACATCGTATTAATGAAAAAGAACCACCATACAGACCTAATACCGAATCTTACAACCCTTCTTATTACCAATGACATTTATTCTACAAGGAAAAGTAAAGACTGTTTATGAACTTGATGAACCTGATAAGGTTTTGATTCAATATGAAGATAAAGTTACTGCTGGTAATGGTAAGAAAGAAGCATATGTTGAAGATAAAGGTAAGATCTGTTGTCTAATTTCTGAACTTCTTTTTCAGGAGTTAGAAAAGTTTGGTATAGAAACTCACTATATTAGTATGCCAACTCATAGAGCAATGGCAGTTAAGAAGGTGGAGATTATACCAATAGAAGTTGTGGTAAGAAATATTGCTGCTGGTTCTATAGTCAGACAGACAACATTAGAAGAGGGAGCAAAACTTGGAACTCCATTGGTTGAGTTTTATTTAAAAGATGATGCAAAGGATGATCCATTACTTACAGAAGATCGTATAGCATTGATGGGTAACTATAATCTAAAGTTATTAAAGCAACGTGCATCTGAAGTGAATTGTATTCTTCAAGATATATTTGATAAGATAGATCTTACACTTGTTGATTTTAAACTGGAGTATGGCTATGATAAAGATGGTAATTTACTTCTTGCTGATGAACTATCACCCGATGGAATGAGACTGTGGAAGAAAGGAACGTCAGAGAGTTTTGACAAAGACTTGTTTCGAAAAGGAAACGGTGATATACTCCTAGCGTATCAAACTATACTAACTAAATTACAAAGGATCATTTAAATTCTATGGAAGACAATCCATTCTGGGGAGAACCTACTCCTACTGATCTATGGGATGACATGGACAAACTTAACTGTCTTTATGAAGAACTTGAATGGGATCATACAGATTACCTTGAGTTTACAATTGAGGGAAATCACATTACTATTAGAAACAAATCAAGAGAGGGACGTTAAATGAAAATCTTTTTAGATACTGCTGATGTTACAGAGATAAAAACCAGATGGACTACTGGTTTGATCGATGGCATCACAACAAACCCATCGTTAATTCGTAAGAGTGGTAGAAATCATGAGGATGTCTATCAGGAATTAAAAGAACTCGGTATCAATGATATTAGTATGGAGGTCATTGGTAGTGAAGTTAATATGATCTCTGAAGGTAAGAGATTGCATAAGAAGTTTGGTAAGTGTGCAACGATTAAAGTTCCTTGTACTAGAGAAGGACTTCGAGCATGTGCCAAGTTAAGTGTTGATGGTATCAAAGTTAATGTAACATTGATATTCTCTGTCGCACAGGCAATTCTTGCTTCTAAAGCAGGTGCAACATACATCTCACCTTTCGTTGGTCGTTTAGATGATGTCTCATTTGACGGTGTAGGACTCGTTAAGGACATCGCAGCACTCTATAGAGAGCAAATGGTCACAACACAAGTTCTAGCGGCATCTCTGCGGGATGTGAGTCATGCTTCACAATGCTTTAAGTATGGTGCTGATGTAGTTACGATGCCAACTAAAGTATTTGATGGAATGTATGATCATATTCTTACTGATAAGGGTATGGATATCTTTGATAAAGATTATGCAAAATCCATAGAAAATCTAGAGGTTACTGCTGTATGAATAACTTTACTGTCTATACAATGGATGGTTGTCCCTATTGTGAGAAGGTACAGGAGGTACTTCGTCAGGCAGGGCAAAAATTTGTAACTTATAAAATAGACAAGGACTTTACTCCCGAAAGTTTCTTTGGTGAGTTTGGGGAAGGTGCAAAATTTCCTCAAGTTGTTGTTGATGGTAATAAACTTGGAGGTGCATCTGCAACTGTAAAGTACCTGAAAGAAAATCAGTTAGTCTAATGTCATGTCAAATAACTTCGAGGAAGTATACTATGTTCTAGAAGAAGCACTGGAACTTGCTTTCAAGGGTAAGTTTGTGGTAAAATTATATGAATATTTTCAGTTAAGAGGAGTCACTAAAGCAGAGGCAGATCAATTCTTACGTAGTTCTACTGCTAAAGAATATGCCGATGAAGTGAACGAACTTGATGAATACATTAAAGGAGGTAAAGACAATCAACATCAACAATTGAGGGAGGCATACCATCATATTCCTAAACCTCAAGCCAGAAAGATAAGAAATTATCTTGCTTGTATACTAGAAGACGCAGTGAGGTATAGTGATGACAAACGAAGAGGAAGAAAAAGACGATCTAAATAATGACAAGACCGAAATCAATAAAGGTTTTGAGTTATTATTAAGAAACAGGAGGAAAGAGGAACCAAAGACCAAAACATTCCAGGTACAGTTCTCTATTTTTGGTAGAGAGATTACTTTTCATCTGGACATCCAAAAAAAATAATCTTCGGAGGAATATTATGTTACAAGAAGTAACCCCTTACATCCTTTTCTATGCTGGATTTGCAATACTTGCTACATTTGTGTTAGGATTCTTTGGAGGTTGGATTGCCAACAATGTAACATCCCAGTTCCTTAACAGACCAGTTCCTTACACTGTTCATCCAGAGATGTTTGATGAGAATGGAAATTTAGTTCCCGATGAAATTTTAGCCCTACGATTTGAAAATTACAATGACACAGACGAAGAAGAAGACGACGACTAGGAAAACAGCCGTCAAGAGAGTTAAACTTCCACCTAATCCTTTCATTCACGAGATACTTGAACTCGTAGGAGAGCAAAGGACAAAGGCAAAGAGAGTTGAGATCCTTAAAGAGTATAGGGATGACTCATTAACTGCTATTCTTATCTGGAACTTTGATGAGAGAGTCCAGTCAGCAGTTCCTGATGGACAGGTTCCTTACAAAGAGAATGAAGTACCTGTAGGAACAGATCATACTTCACTACGTAGAGAGTGGAAGCAACTATATCATTTCATCAAAGGTGGTAATGACACGTTGAGTAGTCTTCGTAGAGAGTCTATGTTCATTCAGTTACTTGAAGGACTTCATCCAAAAGAAGCAGAGATCATTTGTCTTGTAAAGGATAAGGAACTTGAAGAAGTATATCCAAAGGTAACACTTGATGTTGTAAAGGAAGCGTTTCCTGATATAGTATGGGGTGAGAATAGAGGATCATGACAGAAAAAGTGGAAGAAAAAAAAGAGTTAAAAGAGAAACCAACGAAACCATCTTCCGCATGGTCTGCTGAAGAGAAGAAACTTATTGGTACTTATGGATGTCAATTAATATATGAAAATGCTACTGAAGAACAGTTGGTAGATAGGAAAGTTCCGACTGATAGTATGATCATATATTATAAGGTAGAAGATAAACTTCATAAGGATCTTTGTCGTGGATCAAAGGTTAATCTATTTGATCTATACTTTGATAAGTTTGGTAAAGGTTCTGTTCAGAAAATAGATTATGGTCATGGAACTCTTAAACCTTCACAGTGGGGATATAAACCACCCGAAAAAAGAAAGAGGAGAAAGGGATGAAGAATGATGATGAATTACTTAAGGCTCAAGTGAATGCCATCATTCGTGATGAGATTCAGGAGGGAATAAATGATTACATAGATGAAACTGAATCAAAAGCAGTTGGTTTTGTCAACAATAAAGATGAGAAGTTGAAAGTTAATATTCCTAATGCAGAAGTTGATAAACTTATAAAGAAATATAAAAAGATTAAAAAGAAACAGAAAACCAATCTGTATCAAGCAAAACTACTAGATCAACACGGGAAACCACTATGAGATTAGGCATCATGTGTTCTGGAAATGGTTCAAATTTCGAGAACATTGTGCGTACTTGTAGATATGACGAAGTTGTGTTAATGATCCATAACAAAAAGGATTGTGGAGCATTAAGGAGAGCAGCAAAGTTAGGAATTAATCATTGTTATGTTTCTCATAAGCATGAAGATGAGATGGTGAAATTATTTGAGGCATGGCATGTAGATCTTATTATCCTTGCAGGATATATGAGAGTGATTAAAAATCCTTCTGCTTTCCCATGTCCTATCATTAATGTTCATCCATCATTACTTCCAAAGTATAAAGGATTGAATGTAGTAGAGAGAGCAATGGAAGCAGGTGAAACAAAGACTGGATGTACTGTTCATTATGTGAATGAGGAACTGGATGGTGGTGAGATTATCATGCAAGCAGAGGTTGATATTATGCCCCATGATACTGTTAAGACATTGACTAAAGCAATCCAAAGAAAAGAATATGCAATCCTACCAGCAGCAATAGAACATGTTAAGCAAAGACAGCCGATTACGAGTAAGTGAAATTGCTTGTAGAATAAAACTAAAGAGAGAAGTATCCTTGACAGATATGATTTGGTATACTAAAATGATAGAAAATAATGCACATGCAAGAGGCATACATGAGAGAACAGTTAATTAAAGCCATTACTGCACATGCTAATGGTGAAATTGCCAAGCACAGAGCAAACGTTGAGGTTTATCTGACAAATCCTGCTGGTATTGGAGAGCATTCTGATATTACTGAAGCAATAGGGGTAGAGTTGGATAAGATTTCACGTTACCATGACCAGATAGAAGTGATTAAGACTTACTTTAAATAAATTGTATCGAAAACTACACAATTGGTTGCATATATAGTATAACTGTGTTAGTCTTAACACAATCGTTCAACCCGTAAGGGTCGCAAGTAAGTC